GCGAGGTTCATAACCAGCCGTCCCGCTTGATGGATTCGAGGGAGGTCATCAGTGCGCTTTCCTCGGATTTAGGTTGAAGGAACTCAAGTCGCCATTACTATCCCTGCGTAGACCGTCGATGCTGTAGCCGAGCATCGGCGCGACTGACTTTGCCGGACGCTTCTCAGCGACTGCGGTTCTGGCCTCGGCAGCAGCGCACTTTATCTCTGCCGCGCGACAATCATTGCTGTATTTCTCGGCGTCCGCCTTTGCAGTAGCAACGTCGCGCTCAAGTTGCTCGCATCTCTTGCGTTCCAAGGAAAGCGCCAGAACCGCGCCGTCGCGTTCGACCCTGGCCTTGGCCTCGGACAGTTCCAGGTCGCGCGACCGTTTCTCCGCAGCTTCGCGTGCAGCCTCGCACTCGGCAGCCTGCTCGATCGCTACGCTCGCGGTTTGCCGCATGGCTTCCGCCTGCGCTATGGCCGCGTCGGCCTGCGCCCGCGGCACAAAGTTTTCCAGTTGATCGCTATTCATGGCTCAGTCCGCCGGGCACGCTGGCGCTTCCGCTCGTCCGACGGGAGGAGTACCGGCGCTCGGGCATGGCATCAGCGGCCCTTTGGATTCGTATGCTCATGGCCGCAGTTCCTCCTGCACCTTTTGCGTAATCTGGCCGATCAGCGCCGTGCGTTCCTCGCCAGTGAAAACTTGCACTGCCGCCTGCTTGTGCGCCAGCGTGAATGCCTTGGCGTAGATGCGCTTCTGAATCAGGTCTGGCAGGCGCTCCCAGTTCGGCCCGGTGACAATCGGCGCGAGAATATCGTGCGCAGTCTTGCCGCTGATCTCGGTGAACTTGTTGCGCTGCTCCGGGCTGATCTCGACATCGCCCAGCTTCCCGGTGCCGCGGCCAAGGTGAACCGTTTTCGGCGCACCGCCCACGCTGAAGCCGATGCGGTCTGCCTCGGTGCGCACAAGGTCCGTGCTTTCCGTTGTCTCGGTCACGGGCGATATACCGCCCAGCCGCGACTTCGTGCCGACTTCGGTGCCCCAAACATCGCGCGTTGCCGGCAGTTGCTCACGCTGGCCTGGGATGCGACTACGCACGGCGTCCAGCATCGAATTGATCTCGCGCACGTATGGGTCGGCCATCGCGGTCGGCTGGCCGATGATGTTCGGCACCAATGACGCCGCCATGCTCTGCGCGAGGCGCGGGAAGAATCGCTTGGGGTCCGACATCGCATTCACGATGTTCGTGATGCCCTGCAGAAACGTTTGGTTCGTCACCGCGTTAGCGAAGGCGACCGAAACCATCTTCGGCAGTTTGTCTGCCTCGTCCGCGCTCATCACGTCCCACATTTCCGCCATGTCAGCCGCTATGCCGATCAACGTGCCGACGGGCTGCAGCCGCTGGTAGCTGTACCACGTGTCGCCGATCTTGATGCTGTAGGGCTGCCAGCCTGCGGCGGCCGACACGCGCTTCTTACCGGGGTCCGGTGAGCCCTGCCCGCTTACCGAACCGTCCAGCGCATAGGATGCCACGACGCCCATGATCGCCGTGCCCATGCCGACTTCCGCTATCGCCTGCGCCTGCCGCGCACCGCCCTCCTGGATCGCCGCGCGCCACTCGCCTACCAGCGGGGCGCCGGGGCTCATGCGCACCAGTTCCTTCAGGATGTTGCCCGGCGTGCGGATGAACGGGACGAACAGTTCAAGATGCATTTCTCGCACCAGCTTCGATACCGCCTGCCCCTTCTCGCCAAGCGGCATGTTGAACGTGAAGCGCAGTCCGGCCTCCGATGCTGCCGCGTTGATGCTGATGTCGTTCTGCACCAGATCCACCACGCGCTCACGGAACTCGCGTGTGCGGATGTTGAACCCTTCGCTCACTGCCTGCCGGGTCGCCAGCGCGTAGGCTTCACCGCGCTCGTTCACCGTCTTGAAGAATGTGTCGGCCAGTTGCAGGGCGCGAAACGGCAGGCGGATCACGTCGCCCTTCGTGCCCTCGATAGCCTTGCGGAATGTCTCGGCCTTCTGCGGGCCGGTCTCGGTGCCCACCGCCATTTCCTTCACCAGCCCCTTGAGCCCGCCTTCCTCATAGGCCAGGCGCATCGCAGAGCCAGCCAGTTGCAGCGCCTCCTTCGCCCCCTGGATATTGCCGAACACGCGGGCGAACGGTTCCGCAGCCAGCACGCGCTCGTTCGCACCCGTCACCTTGCCGATCGCCGCCGCCGTCAGGTCAACGATGGGCCGCATCGCCATGAACGTCGTGTTGCCGATCACGTTCGCCATGTGCGTCACGGGGCCTGAGAGGATGCCGGCCTTCCAGCCTTCGACGACCTTTTCCCAGATCGTCGCCGTGTTCAGGAACTTCGCCATCTTCTCGGGAGTGTCCATTTCCAGCAGCAGCTTCGCCATAAGCGCCGGGTCGTCGCCGTACTTCTCTCGCGCAGCCTTCACGTCTTTGGCGAGCGCCGTGACCTGCTTCATTGCCTTGTGGATGGCGAGCGCGCGGGCCACTTCCGTGCTCTTGCCAAGAGCATTGGAGAGCGTTGCTTCCACCATCGCCGCCGCAGCGTTCTGAGCGCGCACGTCAGCCTCAGTTATTTCAATTCCTGCCGCGCGTTTGTCTGCGATGACCTTGGCCGCCTCCTTCGCTTCAACCGTCGCGTCCCGCACCATTGCGTACTTCATCAGTACAAACTCATCCAGCGGAATGTCGCCCACCTTGACGCCAAGGCCAGCAGCCAGTTTCTCGCGTGCGCTTTGCAGCGTTTCGTCGTAACTCTTTGGCGGACCGCGCTTCGCCGCGATCTCCTCCGCGAAGGCTCGCGAACCCGCAGCCATGATTGCGTGCAAATCCTCCGGGCCTTCGACAAACTTGTAATTGACGTGCCCAGGCGTTTTCGCGTCCGGTATCTTGCCGTCCATGTTGCCGATGAAGTCAGCGATCTTGTGCGCTTGCGGCATAGCGTTCGCCACCGTCTCAGCCGCCGCAGCCTGCTGGTAGGCGCGGGGGATACCCTCTGCTGCGGCTATGTGACGTTGCGCTATTTCTTCGCGCAGATCGAAAATATGAGTGCCGCGCACACTATCGGCGGCCATGATGCTTTCGCCTGTTTCAGCGTCGCGCGCCATGCGTGGCATTAGCGTGTCGAGCGTTTCTTTGCTCAACTCTTTTCCATATTTATCGACGATGCGAGCTGTCCCTCGATCAATGTCGCCGTCTTTGAAATACTGATTTATTAAGGGCTCGTCTTTGTGTTTGGCGGCCAGCGCATCTATTTCTCGCATCGCGCTTTCCAAAGCCACGGTTTTCGGATCAGTAGCCGCGCGCATCAGTTCCGCCGCAATAGTCGGATCGCGCTGCGCATCGGCCACGACCTGCTCAGGCCGAATCCCCGTCTTAGCGTAGATGTCCCCGAGCTTCCCAGCCGTCGCTCGCACCGCTGGCGCACCCAGCGCAACCGCACCCTTGGCGAACCCGACCACCACCGCAGCGTTCACGAAGTCCGACCACTCCGGCAGGTGCCCGTCCAGCGCAGCCGGCGTCACGACCATCGTGCCGACCTCGGCAGCCGTCCCAGCCGCCCCTATCGCCCGCATCCCCCCTGCCACGCTGATGCTCTCGCCAATCGCAGGGGCCAGCGCCTTCCCAGCCACGCGCGCCGCCACCCCGCCAGCGCCCATCGTCAACGCGCCGACCGCGCCCTCCTTGGCAGTCGTCTTGAGAACGATTCTCACTGAGTTCAGGAATCCGCCGCTCGAATCCACGGTGCCTGACTTGTAGGCTTCGATCAGCGACTGCCGGATGGCCGCCGGGACCGCGAACGCGCCTGCGCCGCCGCCCAGTATCCCGCCCACAGCAGCCCCAGCAGGGGCCGCAGGGCCGCTTACAGCAGCGCCCGTGGCTGCGCCACCTACCGTGCCGACCGCAGCCCCTGCGACCATCAGGGGCAACTCTGCGCCCATCTGGCCCAGGCTCGACAGCGCCTTCTCGTACCACTTGGCGTTGTGCGCATCCAGAACGATGTCCGGCAGCTTACCGCGGAGGGCTAGGCCAGTGGCCGACCCCTGCCATCCGGCCTGAAAGGAGTCCAGTACCCCGGAGGCGGTGCGCGGCTGGGACAGATCGGCAGGCTGATCCTGCGGCACCGCAGCACGGACTGGGATACCGCTGCGCCAGCCACTCGTAGGCCGATCCAGTTCGGCTACCTCAAGCGGGATGCCGTCGCGCCAGCCCATTACCTGAGCCCTCTCAACTTATCGCGGATGGTCGCCTTATCCGCGTCCGATATGCCAGTCGTGTCCTTCAGGGATTCGAGGTGGAGCAGTTCATTCGTCGTTAGTTTGTCCTTGGCGAGCAACTGGCGCACAGTGGTCAGTGCCTCCTTGGCGCTTACGGTATTGGCGGCGGCGCGCTGCTCCGCTTCCCTGCTATTGGCGGCGGCGCGCCGCTCCGCTTCCCTGCGCATGATGTCGGCCTCCGCGCGCCTACCACGCTCATGCGGTAGCACGTCGCTTTCAGGAGGAGGCGGAATGATGCCAGCACTCGTTTGGGCCGCTGCCGCTGCTGCTGCGGCTGGCGGAGCGTACACACCACGCTTTTGCAGCTTGACATTGCCGGGGCCGGGGGCGATGTACGGCGCACCAGGAGGCAGCGCCTCGAAAGCGGCGTCGGCCTGCGCGTCCGTCATGTTCGCCATGTTCACCGGCTCTGGAAGTTTCGCGTTTTTTGCCGCTGCCGCTTTAGCGACAGCCGCGCTCGGAGTGATCTTCAGGTACGACATGATGACTTCGCGTTTCGCCATCGAATCCGGCGTGTCGGTCCTGAACAGCGTTGCCGGGTCTTTCGGCGGGTCCGAGTTTTTGTATTCGTCCACCTTGTTCTGCAGCGCGATGAAATACTGCTCAGAGGCATCGGCCGCTTCGTCCGGCATTATGCTGCCTACCATGCTGCGCTTCAGCGTCGAGTCTGCCGACCGGCGCTGGCGCTCAATGGCCGTGTTGATCTTGACGCCACCTACCGCGCCAGCTTCATCGAGCAGCTTTTCAGCGAACGAGTAGTAGTGCGTGCCGAGCCCGTGATTCAGGTACGGAAGCAACTGCTGCTTGCTGATGATCGTCTTGTTGGCAATGAGGCCGGCAACCTTCTCCAGCGTGTCGCCGTCCTCCTTCATCGGCTTGCCAAGAGCCGCGTCCTGCAGCCCACGAAGGTGCGTCTGGACGCCGGACTGCTGGATCGGATCGAGCCCGTTGTACGCATTGGCGAAGTCTGGATTTCGCATCAGGTCAGTGAGGGACGGAAGCGGACCCTTATTCTGCGGAACGCCGCCGACCGACATGACGCCATCGGCGCCGACCTTCGGCATAATCATGCCGATGAGCGTCGCGTAGTTTTTCTTCTGCTCGGCCTGTTCTGCCAACGCGATCGTGCCGAAGGAACTCTTGATCTCCTGCGTGACGAGGTTCGCAAAAACAAGATCGCCTGGCTTCAGCAGGTGCGCGCGCCGCTCGCCTTCCGCAATCGCCGGGCCGATCAGCGCCATCGTGTCGATCTTGGTCTGAGCCCTCTGCGGCGAGGCTACCTTGCTACTGCCTCCTGCCTCCACTGCGGCCATCGCCGTCGATACCTTCTGCATCGTCGCCGGATCGTGCAGGTCAATCTGCTCATTCGGCGAGACGCCGAGAGCATTGGCTACCGTAGCCGCATAGTTGGAAGTCGATTGCGCTCCGTTTTCGCTGGACGGCGCCCACCTGCCGACAATCCCTGACACCGTGTTGATGCCGTACTTGTCCTGATAGGCCAGCAGGTTCTTCTGCATTGCCCTCATGCCCGCCTCTGGCGTGGAGAACGTGGCGAAACGTGAATCCGACCCCTCGATCTCGCCTTCCCATTTGACCGACGTTTTCTCTATGTTCCCTGGGTTATTGTTTCTCACTGACCTTGCGGTAGGCGCGCCCCCGGTGTCAGTGGTAATTGAGCGCGTAACAGAATCAACCGCAGCCTGCCCGCCAATCTGCAACTCCGTGCCAACCTGCGGCACAACCGACTTGACGACATCCTGCGCTAACGCTCGTACCTCAATCGGCTGCACGGCCTGCTTGATAGCGTGCGTCAGAACGAGCCTCGTATTGGCGTCAATCTCGTTGCCATGCACCTTCATTATCGCCTCGGCCGCAAACGGCCCCTTCGGACCGGATGCGAGAGCCGCCTGCACCATCTCGGCATATCCCTTCGATTTGGCGGAAGTCGTCTGCTCCGTCACCCACGCCTTTCGCACATCGCCCTGCAGCCCAAGGCGGTCAGCGGCCTTCTCAATGAGATCGCCCATGCGAAGCAGCGGCAGCGCATCGCCATCGGCCTCGCTCCAGCGCATACCCATCATCTTCGTTTCCGTCGCCATCCCTGACTTGAACGAAGTCTCGGCGTACACGTCAGATTGCTGCGCCACATGTTTCATCGCATCCGAGCGCAACTGGATGCCGGAAACCTGCGCCTTCTTGGTGAACAACTGGCGCTGGTAGTCGTTGTCCAGCGTCCCGGCAATCTGCGCTACTGCGCCGTCATACGCGGCACCATACTCTTGCAGGAGTGGGCGATTCACTGCGTCGCCACCCTTCAGGCGCGCGAATCCATCCTTGCCGTAAGTCATATCGATCTGGATCTGCCGCGCCTTATTAAACGCATCCTCTGCGCGCACGGTGTCATGCTGATCCTGCGCCTGGAACGCGATGCCCGCCGCCGTCTGCAACTCTGCCGCCGAGTGCCCGAGCACCTGCGCCGACACGTCCTCGAAGCCGCTCGTCGCCCGGTAGTCGGCCACCAGCGGCGTGCGCCGCGGCAGCGTCGGTGTCGGGCGCTCCCCGAGTGCCTCTGCGCTTGGTAGCCGGGCCATCAGGAGATCCCTTCAGGGAAACTGGTTCCCGCGTCCAGCCACGCACCGGAGGCCGATGCCTGCCGGCCAAGCGGCATTACGGCGTCCGGCGTCGCGGTCGCCCTCAGGCCGGCAAAGTATTTTTCGTACATGGACAGCGCCCGCACGCCGCCCGAGAGCAGCGTCGACGCGATGCCTATCCCAGCCGTTCCGGCCGCATCCTCCGCGTCCGCTACCCCGACCTCGCCCTGATACCGCAGCGCCGCCGCCCGCATCCTGTCCAGACGCGCCTGCGCCTCGCCCTCGTACATCGCCACCGCCGACCTGTACGCGCCCTCGCCAGCCGTGCGCGCGAGTACCGCCATCACCGTCGGGTCCGATGCTCCGGCGCCCGAGGCCGCAGCCCTCGCCAGCGCCGTCGAATTGACCATGCGCGCCTTCAGTACCTCGTCCTGCGCCGCACGCATGGCGACGCCCGACGACTCGCTTGCCGCCACGTCCTGCTGCTTCGCCTCAAAGTCCAACGCGTCCTTGCGCCGGGCGGCCACCGTTTGGTTGGCGTTCGAGCGCGCGACTTGGCTGCCGACGTTGAGAATCGTCGATCCGATCTGCAGGGCTGGGCCGAGGAAGTCTGAAATAGCCATCAGGCGTTCATGTCGAAGTCAGGCACCATCGCAAGGATCGTCGCCGGCCGCGGTGCGTAGGCTTTGATGCACAGCCGCGCGTCCGTTGACCATACGCCGGGGAAAATCCACGGCTCCTCGTTATACATCTCGCGCGTCGTGTCGGTGTCCACCGTCGTCCCGCCCTCGATACTCGGCAGGTCCATCAGGTTGTCGAAGTCGGCGCCGTACTGGATGCCCTTGGCGTGCAGCCACGCGGCCACGAGTCCAAGGTTGTTGATCCGCTTGTGCTGGCTCAGGGTCGATTGCGCGAGCGATGCCTGGATGCCCAGCTTGGCGCTTTGCCACGGCGCGCTGTACGGCAGCCCGATCACCGCAGTCGTCACGCCGGTCGTCAGCGTGATGGCGCCGCTCGTCACGGTGTAGGTCGTCTGCGATACGCCGACGCCAGGGCTCAGGTCAACGCCGTCGCCCCACACGATTACAGCCTTACCTTCAAGATGGTCAAGGCCGGAGATCATCGTGGCCGACGATCCTTCATACACGTAGAACGCATCCGCCTGCTTATTCAAAAGCGGGTTGTCGCTGTACGTGCCGCGGCACTCAGTTTCCGCCGCCCACTTTTCCAGATAGCGCACCGTAGCCCCGTTGATCGTCCGTTTCACGACGTAGTACACTTGGTCCTCGGTCGAGCCCACGGCGCCCGGCAGCACCACCACGTCCTCGATCAATCCTCCGGCGCCCGTGCTCGTAATGTCTATCCACGCCAGCACGTCCTCAACCTTGTCGATCACGGCCATCATCACGGTGCCGTCCGACCTGACGCAGTGAATCCTGGTGTCCGGCTTGCGCTGCACGGCCATGCGCACGATGCCCGGCACGCCCAACTCCGGCACGATCGCCGTCAAGTCGTTCGCGCTGTACTCGTAGGTCTGGATGTCGAACACGACCTCGAATACCTTAGTCCCGCTGCGGTCCACGAACATCCCGCGCTGATCGACGCGCACCGGGTCAACGGAACTTGAGCCCTGCGTAGAGGATGCCTTGATCGTGAAATCCGTCGGCGTCAGTGGTGTGTCGAATGCCGACGACTTCACGGCAAACTCAGCGCCTTGTGCGCCGAGAATGATGCGCTGCAATCCCATGAACCAGTTGATCGTGTCCACCGGCCCGGAGCCAATAGTCCGGTTGATCGGCCCAGCATCCCCGGTCACGTCCTCGTCCATGCTGAAGTAGCTGTCCGAGATCGTCCCGAACAGCCCGTTCTGCCCGGACCACCACAGCCGACCCTCCTGCAGCAGCATCGCTGTCGGCCAGCCGCGCGCATCGGACCATGAACCCTCGCGCCATACGGCGGTCGCAGTTGTCGATCCGATGTCTCTGAGCACCTGCGCGCTTACCGATGTGCTGGACGTTTTCTGCGTAATGCGCACGATGCCGTCAAGGGCGCCGCTCGTGAAATTGACCAGCGTGCTTACGGTCCCGCTCGTGTATGCGCCGGTCTTTACGCCAGCACGGTAGTACATCGTTTGGCCGTCGAGCCCGTCGAGATACGGTCCCGTCACGTTCCCGTTCCAGACGTACCCAGGCACGTCCGCCCACGTCGAATTGTCGGGCGAGCTTTGCAGCACCACCGTCGCCACCCACGTTCCCGTCAGCGTGATGGTGATCGACCTGTCTGTTCCAGAGCCAGTTATTTTGAGCCCGGTCGTAAACGTGTTTTGGGCCGCGATAGATGCCGTCTGTCCGGCCACCTGATTCGTCATCTGGAATATGCCGCCGACATTAGACGCGCTGAACAATGGCGTTGAGGCCGTAATCGTTATGTCGCCAGAGGTTGCGCTTGCGGTCAGCGTCGTAGCGGAGAAATTCCGCGCGAGAAACGGTCCATCGTTCACCACATACAGCGAAATCCCCCACGATCGCGCACCAGGCCGCACGCCCCTGCGCTCAATTTTCCGTTGTTGGTATCCGACGCACGCCACGAACACCGTGTCGGCGGATTGGTCGGTCCTGATGTAGTCCAAGTCGCTGTCCTGATACGGACTCGTGATGCTCACGGCGCCAGCGGATTCGATGCTAACTTCCTGCACGAGCACCTTGTAGGCAAGCGTGCTGCTGAATTGCACGTACATGGTGGCGGCGTTGGGCGTCACGCCGAACGAATACGAACCAGTGTCCAGCGACGTTTCCGAAACTACGTCGTCGTCGCCAAGTGTGGTGCCGACTTTGAATGTCACCGGGCCTCTGCCAATGACCACCTTCAGCCCGTGCTCAGTAGATTGATCGCTGGATGTCGTCACAGCCTGATACCCGATGGCGCGCGCCGTACCGTTGCCGGTCAGCTTCATGTAATTGCCGGTATCCCACGCTATTGCACCGCCAGCGTCCGAACCATCCGTCCAGCCCGTGATGTTCGTGATGAACGTGCCGTTCGTGATCGTCGTTGAAACGCTTGCGCGCGTAAGTACCGCATCGTCAATCCAGATGCGCATTGCGGAGTCGGTGAACTCGATCAGCGCAGTGTCGTCCGTTGCGAAGATGAATTCCTCGAACTTCGCCTCCGCGTTGCTGGCGGTCGCGCCGATGTACTCAAGCCCAGGCCGCAGCGACATGGACCCAAGCACGCGCGGTATCCAGTTCTCCATGTCGGATGCCGACAGGCCGACGCGCTTCTGGTCCGTGCGCGCGAGCCCGATGGGCGATACCAGCCCACGGTTGAAAGAGTATAGTGCGGGGTATTCTTGCATCAGTACAAATTGCCCGAATTGCTGCCGCCGTCACGATTACCGCCTCCGGCCATGCGCGCCCGTGACCAGCGGCCCTGCGCTGGCGTCTGCGTCGGCCCGGACATGGCGCAGCGCGACTTGGCGTTCAGCAGCGCGCGGCCCCTGATACTGTGCAGCGGGCGCTCAGGATTAACGAACAGCCTGATCTTCGCCTCGTCGCTCGTCGTCTTGAGGATGATCTTCGATGCGAAGTGCGCCTCCACGAAGTCCGTGAACGAACGCGGCCAGCCGGCTAGATTGCCGCCGTATGCGGCGTCGTTCGACACATAGCGCACGTAGATCGTTTCCTCGTTGGCGTACCATAATCCGGTCTCGTCAACGTACTGCGAGATAGGCGCGCGGAAGAATTCGTCAGAACAAACAGCCGACGTGAGCATCCAATCCGTCGGCTTGTCGAAAGCGCGGGCATACCCGAAGTCCGGCGTGATGCCGGTATCGTAGTCGATCTGGATCGTGCGCATGGCGAACTCCCATTGCGCTTCTTCCAGGCACGCATCGACGCCGTTGTTGTTCCACACCACGTCCAGCAGATGCCGGCCCTCTACGTTGTCCGTCAGAGCAGACAAGGCTCTCTCGCCACAAAGAAGCAGCGCCCCGTTGTAAATAGAGAGCCTCGTCGCAGCCATCTATCGCTCCAGCGTCTTTTCGTGCGCCGTCAGCCACTGCGTCGCTTCGTCCCGCGTGCGCATCTGCGACTGCATCACCTTGCTGTCCGCCGTGCGAATGACGGAATACTTCAAGTGCGGCCCCTTCCACTCGATCTTGTGCTTGATCGAACTGGCCGGCGCCACCTGGTCCTCGTCCAGCTTGGTAATGCTCTTGAGCACCACCTTCGCGTAGTTGCGCTCGCAGAACGCCACGATCAGGTCGGCCACCCACGATCCGTCCTCGGCGCGCAGTTCGATGTGATCGAGCGGGATCATCTCGTGTGCGACGTGCGCCCAGAATCCGGGGTCCATCGCCTGTTCCAGCGTCACGGAGATCGGCAGGTCAACGACGAAATCGTGCCGCTTTTCCTCAGACGCGCCAAACCGCTCAGGCATCAGTACGGGAATGTCCTTGTCCTTCTTCACGCCGAGCGCCGGAATAACGACCGGCTGGCGCGGTTGCTGCGCCACGGGTTGCGCGGGTTGCTGCGCCTGCGGTGCCACTGTTGCCTGTGCTGCGTCCATTCTGTTCTCCTGGTAATCAAGTAAACACCGGAGGCCACCATTGGCCCCCGTCTCATTGCGAAAAACCACTACACCGCAGTCGAGGTGATGATATTCGAGCTGAGGGCGAACGACGTGGAACCAACCGACGTGACCAGGACGCCCGCGTAGATATACGGGGCCGTGGACGCAGCCGTTGAATACACGCCGATCAGCACATCTCCTGCGGACATCCCGAGCGCAACGCCGTCATTGAAAAACGCTGCGGCAGCGGAATCGGTGCCGAGGTTCGTCGATGAGTAGAACCACAGCTTGCCACCCGCGGCGCCCGTCGGCAGATTGCCGAGAACGCTCGTCGTACCCGTATTGGCCCACTGAATGCGGCCGCCGATAACGGATGCCAGTACCACTGGCGGGTTCGCGGCCGTCGAGGTCGCGGTAGAACCTACGTATCCTGCCATGATGTTTCTCCTTTGCTAATACTGAAATTGATTCGACTTGCTTCGGTTCGCTTGCGCTTCGATGATCTGCATTCCTTTAGAATCAATCACTTAAGCGTAGGCTGAACCGTCCGCGGTCAAAACTACGACCCCCGTGTTTTGCAGCAACTTCGCGCCCATGAACGCCGTTGCGCGCGCCCACGAGTAGTGCTGCTCCTCGTCGTACCCAATCGGTGTCATCAGGCCGGCGGTGTCCATCGCCTGTCCGATTGCCGACTTGTGGTACATGAACGAAGTCTCGCCGGTCGTGCCGCGGTTCGGCAGGCCAGGATGCGCGATCACCAGCAACTGCATCCACTTGTACGCCGAGGGCTTGTCGCGCCACTGGATGTCGGACCCAGCGAACGGGCGCATGTCCACGTACAGCGCGCTCGTCCATTCCGGGGCCTGCATCAGGTACGCGAGCATCGACGGCTGGGCCAGCAACGTCACGTTGTTGTCCCACGGCACCTGCGCGTTCTGCAGCTTAACCATCGCGTTCATCATCAGCGCGACGTTCGGAATGGTCTGTGCCGCCGTGCCGATGCCAACGGAGCCCGTTGCCAGTTCCGTCGTAATCAGGTTGTCGATCTTGCGGTTCAGGACCGCCATCGAGGTCATTTGCATGATCGCCCGCTGGTCGCCCTGCGACTGGAAGATGTTGAAGTCCGTCTTGCGCACGAGGTCGTGCCATTCCTGCAGCGTGCAGGTGTTCTGCGTGTTCACGTCCGCACGGCCAGCGATCCGGCCGTTCAGCCCGCGCGTGGTGGCGGTAACGCCGCCGGAGCCGGCGACGAGAAAGACCGCCTGGTTGCCCTTGATCGTCGCATTGGTCGTTACCGTATCGCGCAACAGCGACTGATGCTGCTCGAATGCCTGGATGTACTCCTGGCGGTATGCAATCTGTGGTGCGTTGTCAGCCATGATGGCTCCTTTAAGAAACGATTGAATTCACCGTCGCTCTGGTTCTCCATCATGGCTGTGCGCGGTTATCCGTGAGGGCCGCGCGGCCGCCTTCTGGGCCTTCGCTACTGGCACTGGTCCTGCTGGTATTACCGTCGCGGGTCGCTGCGCCTTTGTCGCACGATTGTCCGCAGTGCTAATTCCTATGCCGCTCTTTTCCTTTGGACGATCTCGTTGCCCTGACCGTCGATCAGTTCGTTTTTGCTCAGATAGCCCGCAAGCTCGACGAATCGCGCCTGCATCCCGGCGTCCTTGTTGTAGGTCGTGCGGTTCTCGCGCATCGTTTTCTGGATGCCCTTGTACTCGTCCATCGCACTCTTGCCGAGGTCGCCGCCAACGGCAGGGACCACGACGCCGGCAGGGTTCAGTTCCATGCCGATCGCCACCAGCCCGCGCACCGCATCGACGTTGTTCAGAAGCAGCGTGCCATCAGGCAGGCGGGCATCCTGGAACAAGGCGCGCGCCGACTCCGGGATCTTGGAGAGCACGGTGCCCGTCAGGATGTTGATGTTCCTGCGGTAGTTGCCGCCCCATTCCTTGTTCAGCGCGTCGAGCGCCGACTGCTGCTGCTCGACATCCTTGGCGGCGCGCGCACTGGCTACCGCGCTTTGCTGTGCGTAGTAGCTCTCGACCGAGACCTTGGCCTGCTCCGGCGTCATGTTCGAGCCGTGCGCAGCCTTGAGGAATTCGCCGACGAGCCCTTTGTCTGACTCCGGCACCTTGAGCCCGCCGAGATCGTACTTCTCCGGCGCATCCGGGATGCCGTTGTCCTTGCGCCACGCGGCGATCTCCTCCGGCTTCGCGTCCTTCGCCAACGCCGTCTTGACCTGCCCGGAGTCCATGCGCGTGCGCAGCGCCGTGTAGGCGTCGGCAAGGGCTTCGGGCGACTGGAACTTGGCGAAGTCCTTGGCGCGCTTCTCGTCACCCTTGGCGACGCGCGTAACCCAGTCCTCCGGCCACGTCGCCGGTGCCGTGGTGGCCTTGTCCGGGTCAGCCGTCAGCGTGGTCGCTGCGGCGGCGGTGGTGGTAGACGCGGCGGCAGTGGTCGCGGTTGTGGCTGCCGTGCCTTTATCGGCGGTGGTTGTCGCAGTCGTGGTTGCGGCTGCTGCCGTCGCGTCAGTCTTGTCGGGCGCTGCTACTGTCGTTGCTGCTGCTGTCTCGGCCATCAGATGTTCTCCTCGTTCTGTTCACGTTTGCGAAGTGCTGATACGTTTGCGCGCATCAGCCCGACCACCTGTTGCGCCACGAAATGACGCCCAAGGGCAATGCACGTCTCGCGTTCCGACTCCCGGTACGGCCAATCGTTGATGGCGCACGCGCCCTTGAGAATCCAGTCCAGCGCCATCTTCTGCTGCCCGTCGTTCGCGTTGCCGGCGGCAACCGCTTGCAGCGCCGATGCGTGCATGGACGTGAACGGAGCAGGCGTCGATCCCTGCGGGATTGGCGCGGCGACCAGTGGTTTAGGCTTGCGGCGCACGGGCTGCTGGTTCATGCGGCCGCCATTGCAGGTTGCGCGCCGGCCACGGCAGCGTGCGCGGCGCCTAGATCCTTGGCGGCCGACGCGCCCTGCTCGATCGCGTTGAGCTGCGCCTGGGCCTGGGCCTGGGCCTTCTGCCCGGCCTCGATCTGGTCCACGTCCTGCTCGTTGCGCATCCACTTGCCGGGCCAGCCGATACCGTCCAGCACGTCGCGGAACGCAGACTTGCCATCCACGATATTCGCCACTGTCGGGTCCACCTGAATCGCAGTGGCGAGCATCTGCTGGCCTTCGAGGAAAAGCTGGCCCTTCTGCTGCTCGATCGCATCGTGCAGCGGGGACTCGAACGTAAAGCCGATGTCGGCACCGCGCAGAGGCTTCGGCCAGTCAAGGGGAGAACCGAACGCACCGTTGCGCCACAACAGCGTGAACGTGTCCTCGCAGAGCCCCGCGTTGTAGTCCATCTCCATCGGCTCGAATATCGGCAGCGCCTCGCGGATGTACTGTTGCACGCGCTGGCCGACCTCGAACGCAGTCACGCGCTCGGCGTTGCGCTGCGGCATGGTCAAAGCGTTCAGGAAGAAAGCCTCGCGGATCATGCTGCGGGCGTCCTGTTGCATCTGCACGCCGAAATTGAATCCCCGAAAATCCTGCGTCATCGGGCGCAGGGCTTCGCCCATCTTTTCGTCGTACTCAGGATCGACCCATGTAATTCCGCGCGCCTGAATGTTCACGTCCGAGCGCACGGCGTCGATGGTCGCAATCATCGGCGGGCTGGTGGCCTTCTCGCCGGCTTCCAACAGCGTGAACGTCATCGCCTGGATAAGCCGCGCATCCGGCAGCGCGCATACCGTGGCAGGCGAGTAGCTGTACTGCGATCCGCTCACGGTCTGCCAGCGAGGGATGCGGTACACCCCGGTCCAGCTTGGCGTGGCCTGGATCAGCACGTCGTGC